TGACATCGATAATCGCGTTGAGCATCGGTGCTTCTAACTCGTAAAGCTCTCTAGGCGCAATCCCTAACCTGACGGATAATTTTGCAATTAAATAGGTTAGGGAGTTGCGCTCTATGAGTTTGGGTTTGAGTCGCCTACTTCAACTTTCGCTAAAGTTTCAACGAACTTTTCACCAAAAGGCACTACATCTTCCACCTTGCTTAAACACTTCCAAGCAAGCCAAAAAATATCTGATTGTTTTTGATCTTCTGCAAAGGCTTTAGCAAAACCCTTTTTTGCATATTGCTCAAAAGAATATTCAATCGCCGGAGTTATTTCATGTTCTGAAACATCGCCGTTAGCCCTTGTGATTGTTAGTCTTGCCATTTCTTAGCCCCTTTGTTAGTTAGTTACCATGTACCAGAAGTGGCCACGGTGATAGCACCTGAAACAGTGAAAGTAAGGCTTTGTACTGCTACATCGCCGACCTTGCCTGCTACTGGTGTTAATTTATTGACTAGCACTAAACCGCTATACAGTGGATTAGTAGCTGATGGTGTACCTGTTGTAGGTGTTCCCGGTACGGTTGTCTGCAAAATCTTAAACTTAGCTGGAGGTTGTCCAACAAGGCTATTCAGTGTTGTCATAACTGAAGCAGCTATATCATCGTTAAGGAAATCTATTGAAATAGATGAAGATTCAAGTCCAGCAATAAATGCGTGACCTGACGCACCCATAGCTGTTACATCGAGCTCATCAAATTGACGGTTGATTGTTAATGATGTGACGTGATCTGTGAGATCAACATAGGTAGTGCCATCTACAGAGATTTTAAACCCTGCATTATTTTGGTAAAAAATTGCCATTAGTTGTCCTCGGCTTTCGTTGCTTCCGGTGTTGGTGTTGTTGGATTTGTACTATCAGGCTCAACCGAGGCTTTACCTGATTTCGGCGCAGCACCAATTAAGGTTAAAAACGCCAATTCTTCTCTTGTGTATTCCACTTCGTTCATAGTTAACTCCAGCTGCTTAGGATTGAAATTGACATCTCAGCCATTAACATCTGCCCGGTGTCGTTAGGCGAGACTGTTGGAGCTGAGACACTTCCGACTTTGATATTGAGGCCGCTTGTAGCGAGCTTGTTAAATACGGCCACAATAAAGTTTTCAATGTCAACAAGATTGCCCTGATTATCAAAGAGCGGCACAATCATTGTTATTTTGAAATTGGCTTGTGGCGAAATCGAGTTGTATTGATTGTTTTGCGGATCCAACATCGGGTCATCCCAGTTAATAATGACCGAGTTGGCGATGGGGCTGGCCGGTGGAAAGGAAAAAACCGACCAGACCCCATCGTTTGTTAGGGCTGTTGCCAAAGTTGAGCGAAGCGTTGTTATTGCGTACGTCATTAGCCGACCATGCTTCTAGGTGACATATATGGCGCAAGTAATCCACGAACGCGAGCCATCAACGTATTACCCATCCGGTATGGGCTAGGCGAAAAGTCTGGTGATACTCCACCGATAGAAGATTGCTGACGAGACTGCCATATATCTACGGCGAGGTTCATTGCAGCTTCACGCACGGCCGGAGTGGTGGCGTAGCTAGTGTCTTTTGTATCGACTCCCAAAGCCTTACCGTATGGCACGATTTGGTGATAATTATCATCGGCGTGAGTTAAGTTAAATTGAATCATCGAGTAACCACGTGGAAACTGAAAGTAGTTAAACGGAAAGTTAATGAAGTAGGGGAGTACCACTGATCCATTGGTGTATGGGTAAGTGCCGGTAATTGTCTTTGTGCCGTTGTAAGTTGTGCCGCAATTACTCAAGGTAATTGTCTGCCCAGTAACGTAGGAGATAGGCGCTGAGATAAGCACCATCCCGACATTGTTATAGATAGCGGCTCCGACTACCGGGTATGAGTCGAACCATAAAAATTGGTTAATTAAATCTTCTGCCGTTTGGCAGACATTCTCAACAATGGAGTCAGCGTAAAGAGAACCGATGCCGAGATTGGCTTTTAGCTCTGCGGTAGTTACATACGTTGCTGCCACTGTTTATCCTTTCTAAAGACTAGGTGAGGCTCAAAGGGCTGTATGAACCCCACCTAGTGACTTAGGTTTATTACGCTGTCTTGTACTTACGTACACCCTTAGCCTGTAATACGGCTGGAGCCATGTATCCGTAGATAGCAAGGTTGACTGACATTGAACCAACAACATTGACTGAGAACATCGCTGTTGGTGATTCAAAAATTGTCACTGCTTCTGGAGCAATAACAAATGCTGAGTTATCTGCTCCAGCGGTAGCAACTGCGTTGACATCTACATAAGCATCTAAGCCAAGTAGGTTGCCACGAATTGATGAATTACCAATTTGTCCAGCTGAGTTCATTGGTGTTGTGGTGTTGAAAATAGGGCGTCCGGTCGTATCTGTGTACCCCATTGCAGCCGCCCAAGTTCCCGACCCAATTACTACGTTTTTAGCGAAGTAGCTTGTGCCAGCGTATGTTGCTGCTGATTCTGCTGAAAGGTATGAAATAAGTCCGGCAGCTGTGTTTGCTGTTGCTGTTGCTGCTGTACCACTTGAAATAAGGGCTGCAATGACTGCTGCATCTGTTGCAAGAAGATACGCGCGCTCTAATTGAATCATTAACTGATCCATGAAAATTGGGTCTGAACGCTCAATGAGTTCTAATGAAATTGTTTGCTGTCCAGCGTACTTAGACACTGTGTAGCTTTGGTAAGCCGAAGTCATACCTGTATTGCTTGGTGCACCTGATTCAGCTGTTGCGGCAACTGTTGGAGCAGATTGACCCGGTGTAATAAGTGACGGGACATTTATTGTAAATCCTGAACCCGGCAGGGTGGCGCGCCCGCAAGCATCTACGGCAGCTCTGCCGAAGTTTGTATTGCTTACAAAGATATTTGTTAGATATTGCTGAGGATTAAACGCTGGGTTAGTCGACGTTGAATCGGCAGCAGCTTTTACGTATAGTGCTGAATCTTCGTCGCCTAATTGCGCTTTGATTGAGTGAAGTGCGAAACCACCCATTGAAACGATAGGGGAGCGTGGTGATGTGAAATAAGGCGCAGCGGCCTTGACTGTTGGTCGAGCAGCGGCTTCAACTACTGGAGCGTCCTCTACTGTCTCAACAGGTGTATCTTCGATTGGAGCAGTCGTCACGACAGACTCACTTTCTGTTGTTGGGTTTGTTGGTTGTGCCGCTTCGCTTTCGCTAGCTGCGACCTTAGTTACGACTGCATCGCTAAACGCAGGTGATTCGACTAAGGAAACTTCTTTCATAATTGCTTCTTGAACATATAACGTGCCATCTTTTGAAGGCTTTGATGCCACAACTTCTACACCGATTGAAAGTGAAGCGATAAGTCCTTCACTTGCACGGATAAGAAAATCTTGACCTGTTGTGGAATTAGAAATCTTAAATGAGCCAGTAATTGCGCTATCACTTGTTTGAAATGATTGTGCGCGACCGATTGGATTTGTTGGGTCGTGCTGCGCTAGTAATTTAATTTTTGTTGTATCCGGAATAGTAATTGACCCGGACTCAAAGACAACAGGGCCAACGGATGTGTAGCCAACTTTGTTAAACGGTACAACAACGCCAGCAATAATCCGGCGCTCTACGTCGGCTGCTTCAATATCGCTACTAAATGTTAGTTTCATTATCGACCTCTCCTGATCCATCTGGTGTGAGTCCTTCCATCTCTTTAGCCTGGTTAATATCAATTAAGCCAAGCTCTAACATTGTTTGAATTGTGGCAAGACGTGCTGTTGCATCTACTCGCAAGAATGTCTCATCAACTGCAAAGCGAACTTCTTGACCGCGTGGAGTTAAATCATCCATAGATAAGCGGCAAGAGATTGCATTGAAAAATGGCATCAATGTATATGCAGCAAACTCTTTACGTTGATCTAATACATTTTGATAGGTATTAGTGCGAATCATCTCTGCATCAATCATATTTGCTGGCACGTTACAAGCACGTGCTAAATCAAGTGCTAAATATGCTTTTGCTTCGTTATACATCATATCTTTTGGTGCAAATGAAATTGGATTAAACTCTAAAGTACTAGTTAAATATGCTGTGGCCTTTGCTTGACGCGCAGTTTTCCACGCATTTAATATGCCTTGCACTTGTTGGTCGGGTAAATCTGCACCAGTGTTTTTAATGTAACCGCTACCCATTGGCGTTTGTGCAGCAATAGCGGCAGCCTTTTCAATGTCAATAGCCGCGCGGATTGTTGTTTGATTACGTAATAATAAACCTTGATCCATTGCTTGAAATGTAACCAGTGAACCAACGCCAGAATCCGGGATGCGTACATTGTTAATCATGTAATAATCGACTTCGGTATTATTCGCGTTGTACTTAACAGTTACACGGTCATTTTGTACCCAAGAAAATCTAGCTGGGCGATTGTCATCTTGATAAATCTCTTCAACGCGCCAATATGCAACGCCATAATAAAAGAGTGAGTCGACA